GTGGTGGAATGGTAGACACAAGAGACTTAAAATCTCTGGGCTTAGTAGGCCGTGCCGGTTCGAGTCCGGCCGCGGGTACCACGTGTTGGGTGATTTTTCCTTTAAAACAATAGGTTGCGAATTTACACCCAGCTTTGTGTACCTTTTTATGTACCCTTTTGTTGACGGTTACCTCGCTTTATGGCACGCCCGCGCGCCCGCCCGCATAGTGTTCCTCGTGCCTGTTTTCACAGGCGGGGGGAGTAGCTGGTACATGGTAGCGACTCGTTTACGAGCACATGAACTCAACGTCGCCTGTCAGCTCGAGCCATTCTCCGTTCACATCGCTCTTCTGTGTAAAACATTTAGATGCGCAATCGATATGCAGCCAGCCCGTTTGTCCTTCAATTTCGCTACCCTCGAACAAGATCTCGGTCGCATTATACTTTGCGAGTTCAGTGTAGAAGCAGGCGGTACGGTCATCTACTTCCCACGATGCAACCTCGCCAGCGTCGTCGATCTGCAGCTCCACCATGAAGTCACGCTCAATCAGATTGTGAGCGCCGCGTGGGTTTTCTGCTGTTCGGTAGGTGCACTTAATGTTGATGCGCGTCATTTACTTAAGCGTATGTTTCAGTATGTGCATCTTGACGTCGTTGCTGAGTGAAACGGTTACACCTTTCGCGACGGTCTGCGCTGGCGTTTCCTTTTCATCGCGTGTCAACGACGGCTCCAGCCTCGCAACACGCTGCAAGGCTGCAGATAAAATCTTTGTCGTATTTGAAACGTCAAAAGCCATGTGGGTGAGGAAAGCACGCGTTGGCAACGTTTGGCAACTTTAAAAGGATTAACCTGTATAGTTAAATGCGCTAATCCCAAAAAAGGAAATACGTCAGCACACTTAGAACTGATAGTTGGCCTACTGACCCGAACTATTCGTGTTTACTTCCCTCTCAGGGATGTCAAACTCACTGGTACGGACTTCTTCCGTAGCGTTATGTCGAGAAGTCTTTAGGTCACCCAAATATCTTGAAGACGTGAATTGAATTTTTTGTTCGTGTGACAGACTTGCAATTGGGTTGTCGCTTGCAATCAAATTATCATTTTCTGTTGTCATTTCTGTTCCCCCGTCTTCACCACATCATCTAGCAATATCTATGCCACAGATGTAGCATGCAGAATACACAAGCCCGCATTAAGGTTTGACACTTAGGTAACTGATGCTTGGGTTATCGATCCAAGTCATCATTATGCAAGTCGAGCTTCCGCTTGATCTTTTTGAGTTGCCGCTTGATCTTTGGCTTATCTAGTAGACGGTTACCTTCATGGTCGCGTATACCATTCCTTGTTTCCGCGAACTTAAATCGACAACTCTCACTGAACTCAGTGAACGTCATCTTGTTTGGTTCAACTTTGTTTTTGGTCAGCATCAAATATCCCCCCAGACAAAGCACCGATAAGTCTCATATCGATACATAATACACGGGGTCAGTCAATAGTTGAGGATTAGCGGAGACAAACCAGCGTCCACTCTCGTTTTCTGCGTTTACGGAAATTTTAGCTAGAAACGCACATCATCGCGATACGCGAAGTGTTCTTTTTCTGGTTGCATCCAATTCTTCAGCACAGAGCGCATGAAGATAATTTGAAATTCAAGGGGCAGATAGTCGGGTGCCCTGATCGGCCCGATAAAATCGGGATCATACTCTGACATAACGTTCTCCGTGTGTTGGCTTCCCTAGGGTCAATCAAACTTTACCGCTTGGTCAAATATAAACGTGCTTTGTCCAGTTTTAATCAAAGTTATGCCTTAATTTTGTGCGGTTTTCGTCAATATCTGCCCAATATTTTAACATTAAAATCGGACACAATTATCCATGTCGCAGAAACGTCGAACAGATAAATCCAGCACGACTGCAGCTGTCCAAGGTTTTGCAGGTGTAATGTCTGATGTGCCGCTACCTGATGGCATCGAACTACGATCAGATTTAGAGCGTACAATCTGGCACCAGTTTTCACGCGCCCGCGCACGCGAAGATTGGCGCGAGTTGGACAATATTGGTGCGCAGATACCTATGAAAGCCTTCGGGCAGGGGTTTCGTGATATGTCGCCTGCTGTTGATAAATTGGAACGCTTAGTTGCGGAACGGAAGTTACACCATGGCGGAAACCCGATCTTAAACATGTGTGCGGCGGGTGCGGTCGTACAATCTGACCCTGCTGGAAACAGGAAGCTGCACAAGGCGAAAAGCTACAGCAAAATCGACGGGCTGGTTGCTCTGGCGATGGCGTTAGGGTGCATGAGTGCGGACGACTTAATACAACCAACGTCGCCGTGGGATGATCCAGACTTTAAGTTAGCTGTTTAAGGATACGTTTAAAAAAATGAGCTGCCGCAACGATAATTAAAAATGGCACAATACCTAGCAACCACATACCTAGAAACCATAGTGTATGTGCTGGGCCGACGAAGTCGTCGTAATACCAAGTACCGATCAGCTTGCCTTCAATCGCGAGCAGTGCAATCGAAATCAAGATGGGCCAGATGATAAAATGAAGAATGGTACGCAAGTTAGTCGTCACGGTATTCGGTTTTGTCGATCGTGTCTTCAACACGAACACAGAATGGTTGCGCAGTTGATTGTTTTTTATTGGGGATCACAGGCCAGTGGCCATTTTGCCTGAGCCATTGCTCCCATTCGTGACGGTGCTCAGGTGACAAGCCAGTTTCATCATTGAACTCTTTTGCAAGCTGCTTTCGCAGTTGCATTACGCGCCGTTTATTCATTTTCAAACTCCCTGACGTAGAGGAAACCACACCATGGGTCTGTTTGACAACTTTAAAAAAGCTGAGGTGCGGTCACTCGAAAACCCTAATGCTCCTGTGTCTGCTGAAAACTTTCTGCACATCATGGGCTGGAGTGACTTCTAATCATCCGCTGGCGATGACCTTATGATCCAAGGTGCGACAGTACCGATTTTAAGCCAAGAAAATGAGGGTGAGGAAGTTTCTTCGTAGCCAACGTGAACAGGAGCCTCACCCAAGTTTGTACAACAAATAGGGAGTATGTTGTGCTTGATTGTACGGCTTGGTTTTAAAATAAGATCAATAAGTACACTGCGACACAATGGCAGTATGCCGATGCGTGAGCTGACACGGTGGAGTGATCAACCCACGCAAAGGCAAATATAGGAACGGCTTTCGCCGCACCATACAAGTCTCAACGACTTAAATTTCTAAACATTTAGAGGAATATAACATGGATAACCGAGAAAGTCGGCAGTCTGCATCTTTTGAGGTGCGGGCTATTGATGATGCGACGGTCGCCGTCGAAGGTTACTAACGCGGATGCCGTAGGAGGATGGCGGTATACTTGGACCACTTGTGGATACACTAGGACATCTTCTGGATTGTCGGTTCAGCAGAGGCCGCCATCCTGTGCTGGTAGTGTAGCATAAAATATACAAAATGCCTAAAAACAAAAAAACCCCCGCATCGTCGGAGGCTTTCTTGAAGCGTAGTGCCAACACAAGGGAGGAGTAGTGTTTTCTACGCTAGCAACACTATGAATAGGGAGGTGTGTTGCTTATGAAGGTAAGTTAGCTGCGCTGCAGCATTTTAGCTAGGCACTATATTGCATACCCGTTATGCACTTTCCGCATGGCTGAAATAAAAAACGGCTCAATCACAACCTCCTCCCAAAGGTCGTGAGAACCGTTTTAACCCTAAAGGGGCTGCAGGCTGTTTAAACATATCTGCCAACATGTCAATCAATAGGTGACCCCATGGACCCGCTAACAGCATTGGCGGCGATCAAGACAGGTGTGGCTGCAGGTAAGCAACTGCACAATTTGTCTAAAGAGATCGCTGGGTTTTTTGATGCCACCGATGGCGCAAAGAAAGCCCACGCTAAAAAGAAGAACGGCATCTTTGCGACAGCTAACGAAGAGGCCATGGCAACGTGGACGCAAGCGCAGAATGCAAAGACAGCTGAAGCTGAACTGCGTGAGTTTATCGTTAACACAAAAGGGTTTTCTGCCTATCAGGAGCTGCTGAAGATACGCCGTGAAGTCATTGCGCAGCGCAAGGAGGCAGAGCGTCAGGCGCAGAAAGAGGCCGAAGAACGTGCTGAAATGATAATGACCGTCTTTGCCGTACTGCTTCTCATTGTTGCGGCGGTCAGCGGAGCAGGGGCGTGGCTCTATTACAAAGGATGGATTGATCTATGAACGAACTGATCCCTGATAAGCAAGCATATCAAGTCAACAAGCGTCGTATGGCCTGGACTGCGCTGGGTATGATGATCGTGTCCACGATTGCAGTGTTGATAGACCCCGCCAGAATGGCCGAAGCAGATGCCGTGCTGATGATGATGTATGGATCGCTATCCGCACTGGTTGGTGCTTACTTTGGTTTCTCTGGTGCAGGAAAAAAGTGAGGCCAGCAAATCCGTTGGCGTAGACGCTGACCTCACAATGTTTGCCACCAATAGAAAGAAGACGACGGCGGCAAATTAGGTGCCTCGATGTACGATAGGTGAGAAATACACCAAAGCGTTAGCTCAACGCATCGAAACTGTGCATTCTAAATTACTCATATGGGTGAATACAACCACGCTTACGCGGCAGTCTCCTTGTGTTGGTTGAGCAAACGCTAAAACCTTTTACTGAAATCACCTAAATGAATTTGACCGAAACATTGTGCGATCAAACATCTTATCGATTTTAGGTGGAGATTGTTTCACAACAAAAGTCGATGCAATTCCTTCTTCTGTTTTTACAGATTTAATTTTGCCATCGTGACT